CACCCCCGGAGAGCCCAGCGGGGGCTGTCCCGGCGCGTCTCCCGGCAGCGCCTGCATGGCAAGCCACGCGCCGATGCTCACGCCATACAGCCGGATATGCGCCCACACCGGCTTCATGCGGGCATATACGGCTTCTATCTCCGGCACAGCCACCCACGGCAGAAGCCGCTCAGGGCTGTTTTTCCGTGCGCCATGCTCGGGCAGGTCGATAGCCAGCACCTGCCAGCCCGCTTCACAGGCTGTAGCGGCAAAACGTTCTGCTTCTTCCTTGCAGCCGTTCTTACCATGGAGATAGAGGTAAACATCCCGGCTCCGGCTGCCGTACAGGATGGCAGGGATGCCCGCAAGAGTCATGATTTGTTTTTTCATAAGGGATTCTCCTTATCCGATCATGCTCTCCATTCGGAGAGACGTTTTGTTTACACTGCGCATTGCTTTTCGTCCTCCCTTCTTTTCGTTTTCTCTATGATAGCACATCCGCCCGCCAAACACAAACAAAAAGGAGCCGCAGCACCCTGTTTGAAAAGTAAAGCATTAAATGCAACAAATTTTCGGCTCTGTTTTTGTGGATTTTAGCATAAAGCAAACAAGCCGCCAAGCGCACCCCGCTTGCGGTTATCCCTTATTGTTCATTTTTACCAGTGATTTTCTGCTTTCTATGTGCTTTATGCTGTCAAACCAAGCTCCCGCAGGCATTCGCGGAACATTGTGCCGGCGCTCTTATAGCCGAAAATTTTTCTAGGATAGCTGTTAATCCAGTTCTCCGTAGCCGCGATTTCCTCTGCCGTGACCTTTGAGAAGTCTGTGCCTTTCGGGTGCCTGCGGCGAATCATGCCGTTCACATTCTCATTGCTCCCGCGTTCCCAAGAAGAATACGGATGACAATAGTACACCTTCGTCCGCTTATCTCCGGTGATGCAGGACTGTTCCAGCTGGTCGGCCAATGCAAACTCACTGCCGTTGTCCACTGTGATGCTCTTATAGATAATGCCAAACTTCTCTGCACCTAACTTCCGTTCCAGTGCATTGATTGCCCGCACGGTCGTCTCTGCGCGGCGATCTGGCACCACTATAATATTTTCGTTCCGGGTCTTGCGCTCAGTCAGCACTAGCAGCGCAACCGTGCTTTTCTTCTTGCCAGAATACACCGTGTCCATTTCCCAGTGTCCAAATTCTTCACGGTCTTTTACTTCCGCCGGGCGTTTTTCGATGCTCTCACCGGCAGGCGCACGAGCAGGATCCTTTGTTTTCACCTTTTTATAGTCGCCCTTATGCACTCCATGTCTGGGCAGAGCCTTTTGCGTCAAGTTCAGGAACACGCCCTTTTTGATGTAGCTGTATATGGTAGGCACCGATATATGCGTTTTGAATGTCCGTCCTTCTTCCAGGGCATAACCGTACACAGCAGCCGGTGAACAATCCTTATCTATAATGGTCTGCTCGATATAGCTTGCAAGCTCATGATCCTTGCCAATCTTAAGGTTTGGTCCCTTCTCCCGAAGATGTGCCTGATACCTTTGTTCTGCAATATCCGGGCTATATGTAGGAATCAGCTTCCACGTCTTACCGTCCAACTTGTCGTAGCTGCCGCGTTTCAGTTCCCGGTACACCGTGGACGGGTCAACCCGCAACCTGTCTGCGATTTCCTTTACTCTCAGCCCATCTTTCAACCACTTTTCAATACGGATTCGGTCTGTAAGCGTAAGCTGTTTGAACACTCGCACGCCGTTTTCCTCCTTTCGACTATGGCGTTTATTTTCGTTTTAAGCGTAAATTATACGGTATACCGTTGTCAATTCGCAATTTTTCTACACTTTGCACATTTCCTTTGTGCAAAACTTCCAGACAAACAAAAAATTCCCCCCCCCCCCCCCCCCACCAACCCCCCCCCCGGCAGACGCAGGGAGGCGGGGGAGGGGAGGGGTGTGAATTTTCATTTCAGTGCAGAAGCATCGTCAGTTCATAGGCCACAAGGCCGGAAACCAACGCCGCAATCACAGCCCACCAAAGTTTGTTCCCAAATGTTCCGGGGGCTTTTTCCAGCGCGGTCAGGCGGTCCTCCTGCTTTTTGTTTTGAGCCGTTACAATTTCAAGGCTCTTGTTTGTGTTTTCGAGTTGCTGGATGGTCAACTTGATATTGGTGTTCATGCCGTTTACTGCATCGGTCAGCTTCCCCAGCTCGTCCAGCCGGTGGGTGTTGCTCTGTGCACGGTTTTCGACCGCTGTCAGGCGATGTTCCAGTTCCTCGTCAGTCATTACGCTTGTCCTCCCCCGCCTTACCGAAACGGGCCACAGTGGTGGTTTCCACGGATTTCTTTGCCATGTAATCTTCGAGCTTCTTCTTGGTAAAGTCGAACACAAGCTGTACAATCCAATCCAGCGTCCGCTCATTGATTGCCCAGTCCAGCCAGTCCGGGGTGTAGCCGCGCAGCACCGCGATAACGTGCGCTTTCTTCTCTGCGCCTGCACCCGCGCCGAACTTTTCTTCCGCGTTGACGATCCACTTGTACACGGTCTTTGCGACCACAAGGCCGTAACCCAGACGTACCGCCGCCAGCGCCGTGACCACAAGGCCGACCACCATGAAGATGCAGGCCAGCCATTCAGGGAATGCCATCAGAAAAACTTTCAGAATGTTCTCCATACTGTTTTCCTCCTACTTTCAGCTTACCCACCGGCTCTTTGCCGCGCGGGTGTCGATATGTACCCAACCAGCAGGGCGGCCCGCCTTTACAGGATAGCGCCCGATGCCGCCACGATTCGGCAGTAGGGTCTCGGCATAGGCAGCCACAGCTTCAACGCCCACGCCCTGCACCCGGATGTCCGCAGCCTTGCCGTAACAATGCTGGCTGTAGGTCGCCCCCTTCACCGCCTTGTTGTGGGCGGCGGTACGGTATGCACTCGTGATCGTCACAGACTTCCCGAAATGATCTCGGATTTTCTGCAGCAGGGTCACAAGCTCATCGTCAATAAAGATCGGGTCACTCCCATCCTTGCAGCGGAACTCCTTCACCGCAAAATTTGCGGAGAGCTTTCTGTTCCCGTCCTTCGCATACGAATAGGCTTTAATCGCCATTTCTACCATCTCCCTTCATGCCCGGATCAGCCCCGCACCCGCGCATGGCACAGTCCACCATGAGCACCCCGAACTCTGCACGCTCGGTGCTCATGTTCTCGCCCTGCGCTTCAAGCTGGGTCAACAGCTTCTCACACAGCTCAGGCCACGTCATAGTCGTCACCGGTGATGCGCTTGTAATCCTCGGCGGTGATCTCGCCCTTGTTTACGCGCTCGGCCAGAACTTTCTTCACGCCTGCACGGCGGGATACGGGCATCTCTGCCCAAGTCTTAGTGCCTGCAATCAGGCGGTTTGCCCAGATAATGTTCATGGTGATACCTCCTTATTCCTTGTTCAGCGCTGCGTCCAGCTCACACAGCGCGGTTTCGATGTCGGCCAAACGCTTCTCGTTGGCTGCGTCCTGCTCACACAGGGCATCTTCCATTTCAGCCACACGGTCGGGCAACTGTTCGTGCTCCTGCTGCTTCTTGGCTGCGGCTTCCTTCTCCTGCCGGGTGGGCAGATTATGCTTCTTCCATTCGACCATGATTTCGTCCTCCTTACTGGAATGCACCGCTGACGGCTTCGATGTAGCCGCCAGCGCCGGATGCACCGCGGCTGACGGAAACGCGGAAGTTGAACGCTGCGCCGTTGGTCGCCACGCTGTTGGTGAACACAATGTTCACGCCCTTCTGGACTTCGACCGTGGCATCCTGCCAGACCGGGAACGGGTCGTTGGCGTTGTTCGTGACCTCTGCCTTGAACACAGCATCATCGGGAATGCTGCCCGTCACCTGAAGCACGGCAACGGTGATGTCGCCCTCAACGGCCAACGGTTCAGCCAGCGTCACGCTTGCGGCGTGGACGGCCTTGGTAAAGGTCGCGGACGTGCTGACGGTTTCCTTGCCGTCGCTCACCTCAACGGTGATGGTGTGGTTGCCGTTCAGGATTTTCTGGAATCCGGCAGCGCTGGCCGTCTGCTCAAAGGTCAGGGCCGTGCCGCTGGCAACGCCGGTGCGGGTCTTGGTGGTCTTGCCGTCCAGCTTTTCGGTGACGGTCAGGGTGTCGCCGTCGGCATCCCTGACGGTGTACTTCCACGCAAAGGCCGTGTTCTTCTCGCCAAGAGCTGCGCCGTCCGTGCTGACGGTAGGTGCAGTGTTGACACTGACCGTGCCGTCGTCAGAGACCACGAGTGTAGAGGGAAGAATGAAAGCGGGGCGAACACCCAAGGAGTTGCTGTACCAGCTGTAGTTGTAGGAGCCATCGGTGTAGACGTACCAGACGTGGTTGTTATCGTTGGTGTACGGAGAGCGCAGCCACCAAATGGCAGCGGAGCTGCCGGTGGAGGGGGCACGCCTCGTGCTG